CTTTAGCCATCTTTTATTCCTTTACTATCTTGTCGAACATCGACTTTAGTTTGGTGCTGATGTGGTTCAAGAACTTATCGGTATGGGTCCTGCTCAGGGAAACATTGTCGCTAAGGGTCTTTTACAGTCAGGTAAGTTATCTCAGTATCTTGGACTTCGTGGATCTCTTTACAAGACTGGAACAGAGGTTGGGGCTATACAGCAAGGAACTGCCGAAAATACTTACAGCATCAACATCAACAAAGCCAACGTTTCAGCTGAGGACATCATCAAGGCTATTAGAGGTTTTGAAAAGAAATCTGGCAGAAAGTATTTTGCTAACTAATGCCATTCGATATCAAAACTGACCTGCGTATTCAATACGAGAAACCATCTGGAACTTGGAACAGCATCCAAGCCGATTCGTTTGAACTAGAGATAGATCGTGGCGTTGATGTTGAACAGAATACTTTTGCTAAACCTAGCGTGGGTATTGCCTCTATTAAAATGATGAAAAAAAATTTGTCAGACTTCCTAAATGGTCCAGATTATGCAAGTAATCAAAAGATTCGTATTGAGTATTTAGATGGTGGTGTTTGGAATGCATTGTTTACAGGTTTTATTCAAAACATTGAAATGGCTTACATTGTTGAGGCTGAAAAGTTACAGGTAACTATTACTGCAAATGACATGGGTCGTCTAGCTCTAAATACACAGATTGGCACATTCAACATAACAGGCACTAGTGCCAGGTCTTTCAACAATGTTATGGGTCAGTTGGCTACTGCTATTACTGCTGTTGATTCACGCTATTCTCAGACTCAAGTTCTTTCAGGTGGCTCTAGTACTTATCAGTATGCGAACACTTACCTAGATGTTCCTAGTGGTGAACTTTACAATCAGTTCCTTGATGCTGAATTAGGTTGGCTATGGGCAAGCAAGAACAGTGGTATGAGATGGCTCAATAGGGCAGATGTAAATACTGTTCAAGGCTATTCATGGGATACCAACGACATTATTGTTAGCAACGTTCACAGCTCATCTAATCTGCATGTTTGCATGGATCACTTAGAACTTAGTTATTTGTCTGATGGTATTGCTAATCAGGTTCGTGTAACTAACGCTGTTACAGGAACTAAAACTACTTCAACTAACAGCTCATCGGTTACTGCTTACGGTCGCCAACTGGCTGATTTTGAAGTCAATTTTGACCCTGCATCTCCATCATCAACTTATGCTCAATGGGCCTCAGCTGTGGCTACTGCTGCTAACCCTAAGTCCATCAGGAGGGTAAGTATTCCAGCAATTAGGCGTACAGGAACACCTAGTGCAATTTTGACTGAGGACATTGGGGATGCTTTACAAATTGAGTTCGCTAGTGCAGGTTTACCGACATTACAGGAACGCTACATGATTACTAGAATCAACCATGTCATTGACGCTGACCATTGGGAAGTAAACATAAGTCTGTGGAGGGGTATCTAATGACAACTGAAATCTGGCTTTATTTGGTCTCAGGTATCTTGGGTGGAACTGGGGTTTCTAGTCTGTTCAAGTATCTGACTACTAGACGGTTTCAGTCCATTAGCCTGGAGGAACGTCTACGAGCTGAGATGTATAAAAACAATGAGGAACTTAGAAACGAAATCGCCACGCTAAAGAATGAACTTGACCAATGGCGTGATAAATACTTGAATCTACATAAGGAATACACCAAACTAAAGTCGATGTTCGACAAGATAGTAAAGGAATAAAAAATGGCTAAAGAACCAGTTTTGGCACCTAAAGTAACTACCTCTTGGGGTATAGATCACTATGCTGCGCTTGAGGCTGAAAAGTCTGCTCCAGTAGTAGAGGCTCCAGTTGTCGAGGAACCTGTAAGTGAGTGAAACCTATACTGTCACTGATGGCAAGTTTGACCTTGAGATTCTGGCTGGATCTACTTTTCCTAGTGTTGCTGGTGATTGTTCCTTTTACCCTACTGATGCTGACGGTGTTGCTTTTAGCTTGACCGGTTACACTGCTAAGTTGCAGGTCCGTGAGAACCCATCTACTGCTGCAATCATTGACATTGTTCCAACTGTGAACACTTCTGATAACAGCGTGAACTTTAGTTTGACACCTACACAGACTTCGTTGCTGACTAAGACAGATTATGTTTGGGCTCTCGAATTGACTCAGACTTCAACAGGCAAAGTTCTAACCCTTGCTAGAGGACAAGTCCTCGTTACACCAGAGATAGTTAGATGATCGTAAAAGTTGTAGTTCCAGATTCGATTTATGCTCGAGTCTATTTTGCACGTGGTGAGCAGGGTCCACAGGGAGCAACAGGTCCTCAGGGCGTTCAGGGTGCTCAAGGTCCTACTGGTGCTACTGGTCCTGCTGGAACTAATGGAACTAACGGTGTTTCATACACTCCAGGTGACCCTATCTATGTGACTGTCCGTAACGCTACTGGCTCACTTATGACCAAGGGCACTATCGTTTATACTTCTGGGGCTAACGGAACACACACTCAGGTAACTAAAGCTCTTGCTACTGGGGATGCGACTTCTGCTAGAACTCTTGGCTGGCTTGCTGAGGACATCGCTAATAACCAGTCTGGTCTTTGTATGGTTGAGGGTTACCTTGACGGTGTAAATACTCAGGGCATAACTGAAGGTGTTCAACTTTACTTATCTCCAACTGTTGCTGGTGGATTTACTGACACTAAACCTGTCGCACCTAATCACTTGGTTTATGTGGGTATCAACGCTAAGGCATCTGCTGGTAATGGCAAGGTTTATGTAAAGGTGCAAAACGGTTATGAGCTTGATGAAATCCATGATGTTCTAATCTCTGCTCCAGTTGATAATCAGGTACTTACTTTTGAATCATCTACTGGGCTTTGGAAAAACAAGGCTAACCCTGCTGACGGTGTAACAAGCATTACTGCTACTGCTCCATTGACTGGTGGAACAATCACTTCAACAGGATCTATTGGCATTGACCAAACTGCATTGACTATCGCTCAGTCACAGGTTACAGGGCTTGTCGCTCAACTTGCAGCTGAGGCTAACCTTGCTGGTGGAAACGCATTTACAGGTGCACAGACTATAACCTCAACTGCTATTGGTGAGTTCCCTCTAACTGTCATTCCATTTACAGGTCAAACAGCATCAACCATGAGAGTTCGCAACTCTACCAATACAGGCGATTTATTCTCCGTAGATTCATCTGGAAACTTACGCTCACCAGCACTAATCAACTTAGCCACATTCAACAATTCTCGTATCTCAATGCAAAATACAGGCGTTCTAATCGACACTCAAGTTGCAGCTAACAATCCTTTGGTGGTGAGAGGTGCATCAGGTGCAACAGCAGATTTATTCCAGGTACAGAACAATGCAGGTGGAACACTAGTTGCTGTTACCTCTGCTGGAAACCTAAACGTACCTAACCAGGTTCGAGTCGGAACATTCTCTAGCCTTGGACAACTTACAACTGTTATCGGTGGTGCTGGAACTATCGGTTCTGTGGTTCGTGGTGCTGCATCTCAGACTGCTAACTTGCAGGAATGGCAAAACTCGGCAGGAACAGTATTAGCTCTTTTATCATCTGGCGGTCGTCTTGGTGCAACTACAATAACAACACTTGGAAATAGGATTTTAGCAAGCGAGGCTCAGTCTGGTGGAACTATTAGATTTACCAAATCAACTGCGGCTCAGACTAATCCTGGTGCAGACCTAGCATCTATGTATTTTCGTGATGGCACTAACGCAGGTACTTTGAAACTTGTTGTTCGTGCAGGTGCAGCAGGTGCTGAAACCACTATCCTTGATAACATCCCTCAATAAGAAAGAAACCACATGTTCAACGTATCTAATGAAGTAAAAGCACAGTTACTTGCTGACCGTATTCAAGCTCTAAACCTTGAGGGCTTTAGTTGAGATGGTGGCAAGTTTCATAGCAAACTCGTAAGCCTTTACAGCTCCAGTAATTGTCGTCCACGCAACTTTTACAAATACAAGAGACGCTGCAAGAGCCTTAATAACGCCAATGTTTTTGACAACAAACTTGGTTAGTTCTGAAACTGCTTTACCAGCCTGAACAAACAAACCAACGATTTGCTTTACATTCTTTTGACCCTCAGTGGATGCTAGATAAGTGCTGAACTCATCCAACGCAGGTAAAAGAGCTTGACCAATAGTTTCCTGAATGTCAGCCAGAACAACTTGGAACCTCTGGTAAGGGTCAGCATCAGCAGCAGTTTTAGCAGCACCTTTGAACTGTTCATTCAACTGAGCCATAAAGTCGCCACCAGTTTTGATGCTAGGCAGTAACTTCTTTAGGGATGCAGTGTTGCCGTTGTAAGCCTTAGCAATAGCGTTAGTAACTGTGCCTAAATCTTTACCTGTACCGGCAGAGACATCCAGAGCAGTGTTTAGTAAATCTTGACCCTTAGCAAGTGATCCAGTTGCTCGAACAGCAGTCGCCAAAGCAGGTCTAAGGTTGTCGTCTAATACGGCTGAACTTAGCTGTGTCTTGGCAATAAACTTTTCTGCACCAGCAATAGCACCAGCAGTAGCACCAACAGTGTTCTTTAGAGCATTAGCCAGAAGAGCCTGAGACT